AAGTATTATTCAATAATAAAGAATTATCTAAACTTTCTTCATTAATTTTAACCTCTTTAATAAAATTATCTTTGTCTTCATCGTCGTTATCTACATCTTTATTATTTTCTATTTTAATAACTTTATTATTAATTATATTATCATCTTTATCTTCTAATAGTTTTTTATTTAAAATAATTTTTTTTTCTACATCTTCTTCTACTATTCTCTTATCTACATCTACATCTACTATTCTCTCATCTACATCTACATCTACGATTCTTTTATCTACATCTACATCTACGATTCTTTTATCTACATCTACATCTACGATTCTTTTATCTACATCTACATCTACGATTCTTTTATCTACATCTACAATTCTATCATCGAGTCTTTGCTTAGAAACCCTATCACCTACATCTACTATCATATCATCTACTATCATATCATCTTCTTCATCTATTATTATATTATCTACTTCATCTAATTCTTCATCTAATTCTTCATCAGATGAATTAATTTCTGAAGTATTGCTAGAAACATCATTTTCATATTCAAGTAAATTTTGTTCTATGATTTCATGAATTGGAATAAATTCTTCTATTGTATTATTTAATGATTCTAGTATAATTTCAAAGCATTCTTTTAGATTGGATCTTTTATTATTATTATTATTATCAAATAATGTATTTTCTTTATAAAATTCTCTTGCACAATGTAATAATATAGTTTTAATAAATAAATTATTCCTTGGGATACTTACTACTAAATTAGTTATATTATTTTTATTAACTTTAACAGCTGATAAAATTTTAGTATTTGTTATTATATTAGCTCTCAATAAATTTTGAAATTTATTCTTAGATATTTTTTTATAGATATTATATGAAATTAATTTTACTTTATCATCAGAATAACTTGGAATTTCTGCAAGATATTTTTTAAAAATATTTTTATTTTGTCTTGATTTTTTATTTAGATTATAGAAAAATTCATATATAGTATTCTTAATATTATTATTTAATTGATTTATATATACTTTCTTTGCCTCTGTTAATATACTTAAATGTATCTCATTATATTTATTCATTTAATTTAAATAATAATTTTATTTAATAATAATTACGCAAAAATATTATTTATGTTATAACTATAATGTATTCTAATTTAAAATTTTGGTTAATCTTACTTTTCTCATGTTCTATATTATTATTATTAATTTCAAGAAAACATACATTTAAAGTTGATAATTAATTTTATAATTCATTATGGATTTTCTATATCATTATCTACAATATTTTCTTCTTTATTTATACAAAAATCATTTGTTTTACTTTTATTATCTAATTTCTTAAAGACATTGTCTTTTATCGGAGATATTTTTTTATTATTTAAATATTGGTTTACGTTTGATGCTAATTCCATAGATAAATTTTTTCTTGCTTTATCAAATTTTGACTTTTTTGATTCAATATTTAATTTGCTTGAAGAATTCTTTTTAATAGGATTATAAATATTACATGGGTCTATACCGTTACATATATCTGGCTTATGAATATTAGTTGTTTTCTTAAAGGTAGTCTTAAATAAATTAATAATTTTATCTGGTATGGGTGGTGATTGTTCTATTAATTTATCAAATTGTGCTCTAGATACTGCTAAAAATTTATCAGCTTCTTTTCGTCTTCTAGGAGCTAATGCTAATTCAACAGTAATTTCTCTTTGAAATTTAGACCATAAAATTTCTACATTTCTATGAGCCTCCATCAATTCAGCATATCTAAAAAAACTTTGTAAAGTTCCTAAAATACCAGCAAATAGATTAACTCCACCTATACCCATTTGAGTATATCTTTTATATTTATCGGGTACAGATTCAATTCCGAAATTTGCAGTACCTGTTAAAGTAGATAAAATAATAATAGGAATTGAAAAATTATAGTGATTTGAAGTATAAACTTTCTCTGATTTAGAATGTAGCCATCTATAACAAGCAGCCTTTTCTGCCCATTCTGCCAATAACATTTCCTGTTCTGTTGTCCACTCAGATTTATTTTTTAATTTGTTATCATTACTAATGAAAATATTATTCTCCATTATATAAATATTAAAGATTTAAATGAACCTATCTTTCTCTGTTCATTGTAAAGATTTTTATTATCTAACCAATTATACCTAAAACAGGAATATGGTCAGAAAAATATCCATATTTATGTTTATTAATATAATTAATGTGGTATGCTGATAACTCTGATGTTGTTAAAATATGATCTATTTTCTGGATAGGTTTCCTCTCTTCAAAATTATAACAACACGTTGGTTCTTTTGTTTGATTATAAAATCTTCTATTTCCAAATATAATTTTATTATTTAATTTGCCATTTTTAATTGGATATTGATTATTGTAATCACCACATATAATAATTTTCTTGCTTTTTAAGTAATTTTTTTCTATTTCATTAAATTTAATTTTTTTTATAACTTTTATAAAATTAGTAAAATCATTAAATTTATCATGTCCTGCATGAATATTGAATAAAACTATAATATTTTTTTTATTATTTTTAAAAAATATAACTTGAATTGGTCTATTTGCTCCAAATTCAGTTTCGTATTTTGATATTATTTTTAAATTACTTGTCCTATAATATGTAATCATTGGTTCTTTATCACCAATAGTTAAATAATACTTAAAGCCTTTTAATTTAAAATCTATATTAATATTAGTTTCTTCTTGTAAGCAAATAATATCTATTTTTTCTTTTTTAGTTATATATTTAATATAATTAACAACATTATGTCTACATACATTTCTACCTTTCTTTAGGCACTTAGTTCCATCTAATTTACTTCTGGGTCCGAATTCATTATCCATTCTTTCCCAACATACATTGTATGTTAATAATCTAATAAATTTATTATTATCTCCTCCTGTTTGAAATACTTTTTTAATAGCATTATTTTGTATTTTCATTAATTCTTCTAGTGCTTTAATACAATCTGGATAAAAATCTTCACTAAAAATTAAATTTTTTTCAAACATATTAATTTCTTCATATTCACCTTGTTGATATTTCTTATGTAAATTTTCTAAATTATTATACATATCTTTATCACCTTGATAATCAATTCCAATTATATAACATACCGATCGAAATCCTAATATATCTTCAGACTTGAAGACTTTTACTTTCTTAAAAAATTTATTCATTAAAAATAAAAAATTACAAAATAAATCTAAATATCTTAATGTTGTTTTAAAAGCAAATGTTCCTCCTTTCTTTAAGTTCTTAAGTCCAATTAATATAGTGGATATCCATAAATCTAAATCAAAAAAACTGGGTTTCTTCTTCAAAGTCATACATAAGCAACCTGCTATAACAAATTCGAATTCGACATTAGGTTCATATTTATCTTTCATAATATCTATGTAATCAATATCATATCTCTTCATATCAACTAAACTTTCATCAAATTCAATTCCACCTAAATTAGGATGTAATGTAATCGCATATCCTCTAGAATTACTTAATGCTTCTAGAAAATATTTAGAATATTCTCCAGGCGCAGCACAAATATCTAAAAAATTCTTAACATTTTTAAGTTCCATTTTTGTTTCGTTCATTTCTTTAACATACCCATAATAATCAAAGTCACCTTTTTTATTAGTTTTTTCGACATTACGAAATAAATAAGAATATTTATTATTATTTTTTAATTCTTTTTTTAATTCATTATTTTCCTTGTATATTTTATTATCTTTAATTATATCATCCATATATAATTAAGAATTATTTATTATATTATCTAAGGAATACTTGTCCTAGACCATCCATCATCACTATTGTGGTAATATATTCCTTTGTTGGATAACTAAGTTTAGACCATCCCTTATTTAAATTTGTATAATCTTGTATAAATAGATTAGTACTAGTCGCATCAGGTGGTATAGGGTCAGCAGACACATAATTTGATGGACGAGTTCCATTAAATATAATAGGTGTATAAAGTTTAAAATTTGATGGTGTATTTTCATTAAATGTAATAGTAGTGTGTTGGTTATTTTCATCATTAGCATTTGCCTCTTCTGTTGTTTTATAATATAATTTTCCATTAATATTATATGGATATGGATTATTTGAAAGTTCTTTTTTTTTAATTAGATGTCTTCTGTGTCGATAATACCATCCCATCATAATCATTCTTTTTATAAATACCTGGAACAACTGAACAAATAGGATATTTAACTCCACAATTTTGTGGGTATAATCCCAATCGTCTTTTACGATATGCCATCTTTTTAGAAGTCAAATACATACCTGCATATCTCACAACTAATCCAAAATATTTAACATCAGATGCAATCGCATATTGTAAATAAGGAGATAATGCACAATTTATATTAACAATACCACTTGTTTTATATTTAGGATTAACTGGATAATAACTATTTTTACCTTGGGAACGCATTTCTGTATTTTTCTTGATGCGATAAGTTAAATCAATTATATTTTCTGCTAATCCTGGCTTACTATAAAAATATATCATAGCATGCTCTCGAGAAACTATCATAGCATTATTATCAGAATACATTTTTTCAGGTACTAAGTTTTTTAAATAATTATTAATAATTTGCCTTAATGACATTATATAATATTATAATATAATTTAATAAGTTGGATAAAATAATATAAATATTATATAGAATGGCATTTCAATATAATAATAATATAGATGAAAAAGTTCAATCATTAATAAATAATAATATTAAAATAACTCCATTTTTATATTATCATGGCACTTTCTCATCTAAAAGTATAAAGATTATTACTGATGTAGATATTACACAATATTACGAAATCAAAAAAAAAGATATAAAATTTGGTGATATTTGCTCTATTAATTCTAAAAAAGCAAATGAATTAGTTAAAACGATACAAGATAATTTAACTAATATAAAATCAAAGAAGAATGTTTTTTTTAATTCTTTGTTAGCTGGATATGATGAGAGATTTTTATTTGATTTTATGGTTTTAAAAAATGGAAAAATATTAAATTATAATCCAAATGATATTCGAAAAAGATTTAAAGATTTATTAAAAAATAAAGTGTTAACAAAAGATGAATTTGAATCATTGGATTCAAGAATTAAAGATAATCCAACACTAGTAGAATTTTTTACATTTTTTAATAAATTAGAATCATTCTTTAAGTTAACATGGACATATGATGAAATAATGAAAAACAAAAAAACTATTAGAAGTAAAAGTTTTAACTTAAATAATACTTTTCGTAATTATAATACTTGCTTCTGCTTAGGTGAAAATCCTTTAGTATTTACTTTTGTTGTTTTAATTGGTGATATATACTTAGATGTAGATTCAACATTAATTTATTTTTATTTTAAAGATAATAATAATAATAATAAAAATAGTAATAAACTAAATCAATCTTATTTTGATAAAAGTAAAGATTTAGTATTTATAAACGAACGCGATAGAGCTGATCCTATTAGATTATATCATGGTATGTTTTTTAATTTTGTAAAAGGTAAATACTTTAAGATGTTTAAGAGATTAAGAACTATAATTAATAGACAATCTAGAGATTTTAATAACGTAAATAATAGGAAAAAAAGAATTATTATGAAATTGTCATACGACTCTAAGGGAATATTAAATAAAGATTATACTATAATAAATCAAATTAAAAATAGAATAGATGCTTTATTAATTTTAAAAGAACATTTAACCAATACACAAATGTTAAAATTTATAAAAGAATTAATAGAGTATTGTATGTCTTTAAATTTTATAGACGAAGAATTAATGATAGATATAATAAAAGGTAAAAAAATTAATTATGAAAAATTAGAAATTTTAAAAAATGAATTATTTGATTATTTAAATAATAAAGCTAGAAATGTATTTATTGAATATTATAGACGAGCAAGAGATTTAATAAATTTTCATATCAAAGAATTTGATGAATTAGAACCAGATAAAACTTTTGACTTCTCTACTAAAGTCTCTTGTGATAGCTTCTATAAGAATTTACAACCCAATAAAAAATATAAATTTTTTAGAAGTCATTTTAAATATGCATTGGATTGGGATCAGTGTAAATTTTTAATACCAATGGGTGAAAAACCTGTTATAAATATGTTAAAATATATGTTTTTTAAATTTAAAAGTGGTATTTTTGTTGAAATTAAGAATAATAAAATTTCTAAATATATTCCTTTTTATAATTTAAATTTTAAAAATAATTGGAGTAGTAAAATAACAACTGATATAAAAAATATCAACAGTAAAAAACTAAGAAGACTAGAAACGAATAAAACTAAATGGACTGCTATGAACTGCACTATTAAATTAAATGATATTAATGATACCAATGAAAAAGCATTATTTGAACTACATGATATGTTAACTTATACTTTAAGTAATAATGTAGTTAAAGATTGTAATTTTTTTATAAATACTAAAGATTTCCCATTATTATCTAAAAATGGATATGAACCATATGAATATTTATGGGGTAATAAAGTCCCCTTAACTAGTTGTAATTTTGATGAATATAGTCCTTTATTTTCATTCTGTAATAAAAATGATGAATTCTTAGATCATTATTTACCAACTGATCATTGTTGGCAAACAGTAACTAAGGAATTCTACCCTCCATCGTGTGAAAATAATTTTTTACCTAAAGATTTATTACCTTGGAGTAAAAAGAAAGATACTCTTGTGTGGAGAGGTGCGTCCACTGGATGTGAATCGGGTTTAACAAATCCAAGAATACTAATAAGTAAAATAAATCAAGACTGGTCTAATAATAGCAAATTAAAAGGACTTTTAAATGCAGGTTTAACAAAAGCTACTATGAAATATAAATTAAAAAATGGTGAATTAACAAAAGTAAATCTTGATAAATTAAATATAAAATTACTTGAGCCTATACCAATGCATGAACAATTTTCTTATAAGTATTTACTCGATATAGAAGGGAATGCTGCCGCATATAGGTTAGGTTATTTCTTATCATCGAAATCTACATTATTTAAAGTAGATTCTCCATATACAATATGGATAAATGAATTTCTTGAATCTAAAAAACATTATTTACCTATTACACGGGATTATAGTAATTTATCTATTACCATAGAGTGGGCGATAAAACACGACACTGCTTGTAAAAAAATAGCAGATAATGCTTATAAGATATTTACTAAGTGTTATAATAAAGACTTTATTGGTAAATACATATCAGATAAATTAAATAAACTATAATAAAAAAATGATACCTTTTTTTTCAATGATAGATATGTAATAATTGTGCCCGAGTTGTTATGCGTTAAGATGAGAATTCTTATATTGAATTATTAAGACCATTGGAGTGGGATTATTATTTTATGGGGATAGTAAAGGTATGTGGATGTGGTTGTTAGAGTAGTTAGGACTTAGACTTAACACTAGATAAGCAAAGTTTAAATATAGAACTTAGCTTGGTCTAAATATACGAAGTATTTGGAAACTCATGGACAAACAACGCTAGCTTGGGCATTATAATTTAAAAAAAAAATTAATTTAATTACATTAAAGTAGATATATAATAATTGTCCTCGATGATGCGCAAAGATAGGAATTGTTAATGTGAATTAATATATTACAACCTTCATTTATATTTTACATATATAAATGTTTGAGCATTATAATGATATAATGTTATAAAAAGGTCTAAATATATGAAGCATTTTAATTCTTATGAAGTATATCACTAGAGGACATTATAAATTAAAAAAAATGATACCTTTTTTTTCAATGATAGATATATAATAATTGTATATATCGTCTAAGAACAAGAGTATCTTGTCCCAATGATTGCTATTATAAACTGCGGAGGGAAGCCGCGCCACTGATTCAATTTTACTTAAAAAAATTATGGTGGTGAATTAAACAGCGCGGATGGAAGCCGCCGAAAGATAATGTATATCTATAAAATACAAAAAAAATATTAGGTGAGGGTCGAAGTCTATAATGTTTTATGAAAATAATAGTCCTTACGGATAAAAGTTACATATTATATACCTAGTATAGGACCCAAAACGAACAAAAAAAAATATTTGATGAGTGTCGAAATCTATAATGGTTGTATGAAAATAATAGTCCTTAGGGATAAAAGTTACATATATATACCTAGTATAAGATAAACATTAAGTAATATAAAATAATTTAATAATTGATATTATATTTAAAAGCAAAATAACATTTCTGAATGGTATTTCGGGTAAATTATACTTTTGAAATATGTTTTTTTCTTTATCTAATTCTTTAAAAGGGCACATTTTCATTTTACTTCTAAAAAAAGATGTTAGGCTTAATAATAAAATTAATAATAATATATTATATTTATTAAAACTAAAAATCGCTATTAGAAATAAATATATCTGAAATAAATAATGAGACATATGACATAAATAACTATTATTAATATAAATAGAATATAATAAAATTACACCTGTAAAAAATCCAATTAAGTTAATAATAATATCAATATTATTATGAATCATTATTAATTGTAGAATCATGTAAAATATACTTGAATATAATAAGATAATAATATTTTGCTTCATATTAATATTTATATGCATAAAAATATTTATATTTATATTTAAAAATTTAATATTATTAAATATTATAATTAATAATGACTAGTTTTAATAAAGATATATTTAATCTAAGTGAATTGGCTTATCGGTTTTTACAATCAAAAGTTTATAGGGCATATCGCCCTTATAACCCAACGTAATAAAAAACCTACATATGAACAATATTATGAAGCACGAGCTTGTGGTATAAATGGACATGCATCATTACATGCGGAACACCAAATGCATATTAAAATAGGTAAAGTAAAAACATATAAATTTGATTCCTGGAGTTTACGATTTAACTATCGTGCTGTGTACATAGCAATGAGAGACAATAGACAAATTAATATTAAAAATACTTATAAACTAGAACCAACTATTAGTGAATTAGCTTGTGGTTGGCGAGATTCTATGTATTGTACTCATTGTACATTAGAATCAATGAAAATGGGTTTTAAAAGAGGAAATTATATAATGAAAGGTAAACTTTATAGAGAAACATTTAAAGATATTTTAGAAAAATCTGATTTTAGTTCAGGAACTAAAAAGTTATAGTCTTAAATAATTTTATTTATTTCGTCTTTAATATCTTCTAATATTGGAGGTGTTAAATTATCATATTTAATAATTTTAGAATCATCACCAAAAGTTCTAACCTGAAGTGAATTTACATTAATAGGGCAAGGCCAATGAGAAGTAGTTCTTAATGCTTTAAGATAATTTAATCTTTTTTTCTTCATGGCTTTAGTATTTTTTGGATGTGATTTGGGTAAAAAGCATACATATTGAACTAGTCTTTCTTCATTTAATTCAGGTTCGGGATGTGACACTCCATATTGATTTTGATGGAAACTTCTAGAATCCCATAAAACCATAGAACCAGCAGGGACATCTAATACTTTTTTACTATCTTTAATTTCTTGAAGATACTCTGGATTTATTTTATGCCAATTACCTTTACTTTTATCATCTTTATCTGAAAAATATTTCTCATGTAATAGATGAGAACCCTCATATACTCTAAAAGTTCTTTGTTTATTAGATGTTAAAGCGATATATCCCTGATAACATTGAAGTCCTGGATGTGTGGGTCCTTGGTCAGTATGAGTCCAACAATTATCTTTCTTTTTACATTCTTTAGGAATATAACAACATCCATCAAAACTTACTACTAATTCATCTGTTTTCCATATTTCTTTGAATATTTTTTGAATACCTAGATTAATTCGAATTAACCAAGAAAAACGTTGATGTCCTATCTGATGACCTTTGAATATACCATGGGGGTAAGATGTTCTATGAATTTCTTGTAAATTCTCTTCATTTCTGGCATACCATTCTAAAAATGATTTTTTATATTCTTTAATTTCATCTTTATTTAATACATTAGGTATAGTAACATATCCTTTTTCTTTCAAATTTTTAATATATTTAGTCATTTATTTATTTTATTTTATAACTAATCATTTTAAATCATTTTTTAAAAAAATGATTTAAAATAACTTAAATATTAATTATAAAATAATCTCAAGTATGTCTATAGTTAATACAAATAACTTCCTAATTACTAATAATATTTGTAATTCTATTTTATCAGGCGATATTATAACATGGAATATAATTCCACATAAACATGGAAAGTTGTATTTATTATATGAGCCAAGTATAACAATAGATATCCATGGAAATGAGCATCATCGGGAATGGGTTATAATGAAATGTATTATTGCTGAAGCCAATAATACATATATACCTTATCCATCAGTATCACCAGAGGGTGTGTCGTGTGGTTCAGATGTCCTTTGACAATACACATACAATTAAGTTTTCACCATCGAACATTTCTTCTTCGATTTTAAAGCCACATTTGAAAAATAAATTATATGAAGATTCATTATCTTTTTTAACTTGACAATGTAGATGCTTAGCATTAGATTCTTTTATTAATTTCCTTAATAGAATTTCAGATAGTTTTTTCCTTCGGTAATCAGGATGGACTGCTATATTGTAAATAAACAATCCATTTTCTCCTTTCTTCGAATAGCCATTAAATTCATCATTATTATTATCTTTTAATATTAATTTTAATTGTTCATAATTTAATAATGACAATGTAGCAATAATTTCATTTCCTAATGTAAATCCTTGAACCATTGTATAATCATGTAATTCATATGATAGTAAATTATCAAATGAATTATCTAATAAATTATGTAAATTTTCTTTATAATAATCTGAAAATAATGAATATTTTAGATTAAAAAACTTAAGAGATGAGTAATCCATATATTTTTTTAATTAATTTATTTTAAATCCTTTGACGAAATATATTTACATATGCTAATATTTTATATTAATTTGATTAAAAAATACAAACTTTTTAATTTATAAATCATATAATGGAAATACCCAAGGTAATTTACATGACTTATAAAAAGATACCTCAAATTAAAGTATTTGAAAGATGGAGAAGATGAAATCCAACATATAATAAATTTATATTATTTTCCTAATAATTGGAAGTATAAAATAATGTATGATAATTCTAATGCTGTAATAATAAACAACAGATTAAAAGTTGATAATATAATAAATAAATTATTAATAATAGAAGTTGAATTACCTCAAAGTATTTATTTATTTAAAGTAATAATCCCAAAATATGCTATTAATTCTTCTAGTTGTTATGTAATTCATAGGAACAGAAAGATATTTGATAATAGAGATAAGGAATATTATTATGAAAAAATAAAAAACCGATAATAAATAACTAAAATTACAAATAAAATATAAAATATTCCAATTATTAAAGTTATTTTAAATCTATTTTTATTTTTATTTTCTTCAATATCTTTATATAATAAGCATAAAAATATATCTACTATATTAATATCATTTTTACATAAGTTTTTTTCTATTAGAGATAAGAAGCAACCTTTAAGATATATAAATAATCCGATACATATAAATAAATAAAAAAGATATAATAAGCAAATTAACTTATTATAATATATAACTAATAATAATCCAATAAAAGGACAAGTAAAATGAAATACTCTTATCCATTCTCCTATAATATCTTCTTTAATATTAGAATAGATCGAAAATCTTTTGATATACTGAAGTATTATTTTTCTTCTAACTTTATAAATATTCATATAATTTTAGTATAAATATTTCTTTATTAATATAAACAAATTACTTTTAGTATTAAGCTCAATAAATATAAAAAATATAATAGATATTGTTATTAAATTTATAGAAGTATGATTATAATTTTCAATAAATGATTTATTTAGTTGTGATTTAAATATAATATCTTCAAATAATAATCCTAAATTATATTTATAATTTTGATGATGTTCTATATGGGATTTAGATGGATACAATTCATAATTAATTAGATGAACTGTTGCATACATAAATCCCCAAATTAATATAAATAAATTAATTAATTTAATTTTCATACCCATAAAATATAATCTGGGATTTAAAATTAAATTTAACATAATTAAAAAAATAGATTGAGTTAATATATTTTGAATAAATTCAAGTAGAACATTATACCAAATTTTATTTATATTTGAATTATGATGAATATTCTTATGAAAATCGTAAAAATAATATAAAATATATAAATTAAATTTATGGATAATTACTGGTAAAGATTTAAGTAATTTTGATATAATGGTATTGGATTTATATAATTGTAAATATAAATTAGTATGAGATACTGAATGACTATAAATGTGCATAAAATATCCAATAATCATAGCTATAAAAAATGAGAAAAATCCATTAACGATGCCTTCTAATTTATTTCTACTATATCTAAATGCATAAAATAAAATTATAATTATAAATGTAGAATAAATATATTTATTTACTTTTATATTTTCTTCAATAGCTAAAAATATATTTATTTTTTTATCTTTCATAATATAAATTTTTTCATCATATTATTTTTAAAAATAATAATTAAAATAGAAATTATTATTAAATTGAATATAGTATTATTTAAATCAAAATTATAATTATTATTTTTTAATAGCATTAAAATATCGGGATATAGATTATTATGCTTTTGACTTAAAATATAAATCGAAGAATAATAAAACATCCATAATAAAATTAAAGGTATATTAAATTGTATTACACATTTAGAAAAAATAAATTTAGGTTTTATTATATTAATAATAATTATTAAAATAAATCCTTGAGTTAATATATTTTTAAGAAAATCTAATATTTTTAATTTCTCATTCCCAAAGTTAAAATTATCTATAATATTAATATTATTTAACTGAGCTAAATTATTAATATTATTCAATTTATATAATAAATTTTCTATTGATATATTGTTTAGGATTATTTCAAACATATATCCTATAGTTAATGTAACCACTATAGTCATAAAACCACCAATAATATTACATAATAAATTTTTACTATTACCATATAATATGGAAAATAATATTACAATAGTAAATAATATTATTAAAAATAAAAAATTACTTCTAAAATAATTTAATAAATAATCTACTATTAAAATAATTAAATTATCTATCTCCATTATAATATAATTTATATTATTTATTTAATATTATACTATACTTTAAAGTTTAGAAGTAAAAAATATTATTTATACATATTTATAATGGAAGATGCAGTATCAAATATATTTACTGAATATCAAGATCAGCTAGTAAAAATAGCAATTCAATCGAGATTAGATAGTGGTCCAGGGGCGTTATTTATAAATTTAGGTGATTTGAATGAATTAGATATATCATATTATCTTAAGAATGATTTACCAAGTGATTTAGTAATTAAGATGGATGAAAATAATAATATTAAAAATACTATATATTTTGTTTTTAACTATAATAATGAATCAAGAGTTATTGAGCATCATCTAAAATAATCATATACCAATAACCTGTTGTTTTTGTAAATAACACAAATAACCAAACAATCTTTCTATACAACATTCTATTTTAAGATGACTAGAACATATACCCATATATTTATTATATGCATTACAATTCTTATATAAAATATTTGATTTATCTTTTAGTATATCCAATATATTTCTTTTACAAATAAACATTGTACCAGCAATAAAATAACTATTACAAAATAAATCTGTATTGTGGATAATATTAACTTTGTTACATAATTCTTTATTTAATTTTTCATGTTCTATAAAATCTATACATGTTGATATACAATTTTTACCTCCTATCATAGCAATATTTTCATCTCGTAATAATTTTACAGCATTATATATTTTATAAGGTTCATATATAGATATTAAATCATTTCTCCATTTATCACGACTTTTAGTATGTAACTTAAAAACTAAATCTTCATTACAATCTTTTAATGTTAATAAAAAATTCCCTGTATCCATACCTTTATTTGGATATTCTGTAATAATAACTTTACTTTTTAATTCTTTACAAATATCAATTAATTTATTTTTATTAACAAATTCTCTCAAATAATTAATATTTATAATACAATACTTCCATTCAAATAACTCAATATTTAATAAAGATTGTAATAGTTTTTTAAATAGATCTATTCTACCACAATGAACTACTACTCGAACAGATATTTCTTTAAATTCATCTGTTTGATAAGAATAATCTTTAATATTATAAATCATTGGTTGTGTAGTTCTTCTATTTAAAATATTATTAATATAATCAGTTTGTTTTTTTACTTTTTTATTATGGTTAATTAATTGATTATTTTTTACAAAAGATGGCATATAAAATATGTTTAAAAAATAATATTATAATTAATCCTAAATTATAATGAATATATTAATTACAGGTGGATGTGGTTTTATTGCTTCTAATTTTATAAACCATTTATGTGATAAATATCCTCAATATAATATCTATAATATTGATGCCCTCTACTATTGTGCCGATGAAAAGAATGTTTTACCACACAAAAACTATAAATTTATTAAAGGAAATATTAATTCAGTAGATTTAGTAAATCACGTTTTAAATGAATATAATATTACACATATATTACATTTCGCAGCACAATCTCATGTCGATAATAGCTTCTCAACTCCATTACAATATACCCAAGACAATATCTTAGGAACACATAATCTTTTAGAATGTGTTAGACATTATGGTAAGATAGAATTATTTGTTCATGTATCAACTGATGAAGTGTATGGAGAATCACAATTAGATGAAAGAGCCAAAGATGAAATGAGTATCTTATGTCCTACTAATCCATATGCGGCATCAAAGGCAGGGGCAGAACTAATAGTAAACGCTTATTTACATTCATTTAAGTTACCCATCATCATAACCAGAGGTAATAATGTCTATGGACCAAGACAATATCCTGAAAAATTAATTCCAAAATTTATTAAGTTACTAAAAGAAGATAAAAAGTTGACAATTCACGGTGATGGAAGATCATTGAGAAGTTTTTTATACATTAGTGATGTATGTAAAGCATTTGATTTAGTATTTCATAAGGGGGAAATAGGTGAAATATACAATATAGGAACTAAAATAGAATATTCTGTTTTATGGATAACTAAATTATTAGTTAAATTAATAAAAAAGGAAGACAAAATTGATAAATATGTTTTATATGTAAATGATAGAGAATTTAATGACAAGAGATATTTTATAAACAATGATAAATTGAAAGCATTAGGATGGGAACCAACAATTGGTATAGAAGAAGGAATGATGAAGACGATAGATTGGTTTGAAAAATAAAATAAAAATAAATAATAATAATTATATGTATTGGATATATTGGGAAAATAAACACAATATAATTCCACCAATTGTTAAAATATTAATAGAAATATTTAAGAAAAGATTACATAATAAATTAATTATATTAAATAATTTTAATATAAAAAACTATATTGATATAGTAAATACTAATCATATTAAACATATTGCTCAAAAGACAGATTATTATAGAGCTAAAATCTTATATACACATGGAGGGATTTGGTTAGATATAGATACTATTTTATTAAAGGACTTAGATATTTTATGGAATAAATTTAATAAATCTAATAAAGAATGTTGTATGTCTAAAGTTCATATATTTAATAATAAAAATAATATTTGTTTAGCATATTTAATGTCTAAAAAAAATTCTACTATATTTAAATATTGGTATTTAGCTATAGAAGAAATTATAAATAAAAAAATAAATATATCTTATGGTTATTTTGGTAATTTATTAGCAGAAATAATAATTAGAAATAAATTGGAAAATACTATTTATCCATTTGATTCTAAAATTTTTAGATTTGGATGTAATAATTCTAATAAATATTATAATCAAGATCCTATTGAAAATAAAAAAACTATGGATAAAATTAGAAAAGAGGATTATGATTTTATAGTATTATATGGATCTACAAATTTATATACAAAATTTATTCCTAAAAATTCTATATTAAATCAATTTTTAAAATATAGTTTTGAAAAATAATAGTTTTAATTTAATATAAATTTTATTTATTAATTTATATCAAATGATTGGAATTATTGGATTGGGATTTGTTGGGGGAGCTATGTTAAAAAGTTTTAAATTAAAAAAAATAGATGTTATTGGATATGATAAGTTTAAAGAAAGTAATTCATTTGAAGAAATCTTAAAAACAAATATAGTTTTTTTATGCCTACCAACATTATTTGATGAAGAAAAAAATATTTATAATAAAGATGCTATCCATGATGTGTGTAAGCAACTAGATGGTTATGATGGAATAGTTGTTATTAAATCAACAGTTGAACCTGAAACAACTAATAAGTTATCAGGAATGTATAAATTAAAATTTATTCATAATCCTGAATTCTTAACAGCACGAACGGCCTTTGAAGATTTCCATAATCAGAAACATATCGTTTTGGGAAAAGGACCTAATTGTGATGATGTATCAGATGTTTATGATTTATATAGTAAAAATTATCTAGAAGCATCTATTAGTGTATGTAATTGTTTAGAGAGTGAATCGATGAAGATATTTTGTAATAGTTTTTATGCGAGTAAGGTAATGTTATTTAATGAATATTATATGTTATGTAATAAAAATGGAAGTGATTTTAATAAAATAAAAGAATTAATGTTAAAAAATAATTGGATTAATGAAATGCATACAACAGTTCCTGGACTAGATGGTCAATTAGGATATGGAGGAGCTTGTTTTCCAAAAGATACTAAGGCATTAAATGAATATATGAAAACATTGGGAACACCAAATCAAGTATTAGAATCAGTTATTAAACAATGCGAATTAATAAGAAAATAAATAAATAAATATATTACATATTATGAAAAAGATTATATTAATAATAGGTGCTAGACCTAATTTTATGAAGGCTTTCCCTGTTTATGAAGCTTTAAAAAAAGATTTTAATTTAACTTTAATTCACACAGGTCAACATTTTGATGAGAAAATGAGTGATGTATTTTTCAATCAATTAAAATTCCCTAAACCAGATATTCATTTAACTTTAGATAAAAGAACAAAAGCTGGAGATTTTGATAATAAATTATATATCAATAATAAAGAATATTTAAAAAATAAAGACAAAGTTATCGATGATTTAATAACATATCAAGGCGAATTTGGTCAATTAGGAGAAATTAGAGATAAATTAAAAAAAGAGTTTGAAAAAATAAAACCTGATTTAGTAATGGTATTTGGAGATGTTACAAGTACATTAGCAGCAAGTTTATCAAGTAAGATGTTAAATATAGATATAGCTCATGTTGAAAGTGGATTAAGAAGTGGGGATTTGTCAATGCCGGAAGAAGTTAATCGTATTTTAACAGATCATATTACTAAATATTACTTTATTACTGAGCAAAGTGGTGTAGATAATCTAAAATTGGAGGGTAAAATATATAATATATATTTAGTTGGTAATACTATGATTGATACTCAAAAAAAATATCTACAACAAGCATTGAATACTAAATACCATGAAACATTAAAGGTAAAAGAAAAAGAATATGTATTAATAACATTACATAGACCTAGCAATGTTGATGATATGGGAAAATTAAAAGATATATTTGATGATTTAGAAGAATTAAGTAAGACGGAAATATTAGTGTATCCAATTCATCCACGAACAAAAAATAACTTGGAAAAATTAGGATATTTAAAAAAAGTAGAAAATAATAAAAATATTATTCTACTAGAACCTTTGGGTTATTTGGAATTTACATGTTTGATGGCAAATTGTAAATATGTAATTACAGATAGTGGTGGAATGCAAGAAGAAACCACATCTTTAGATATTCCTTGTTTTACATTACGTGAAAATACAGAACGTCCATGCACATTCATTGAAAATAATGGTACAAATCATATAATTTCTAGAGTAAGTGGAATAGAATTAAAAGAATGTAAAGGCAGTATGGAATTATGGGATGGTAAGAGTAGTAAGAGGATTAATAATATTATTTTAAAAAATGTTAATATAATTATAAAAAACTTATACCCAGGTCATTTAGAAGTGATTGAATCAATTATAATTAAATTTTTACCAAATATATGTAATGTTAAATATTGTAATATAGACATAGAACTTTTTGACTATTCAAAAATAGAAGACAAATCTAAAAAACCATACGATTTTATAAATTATATGAAAAATAAATACAAAAATATAAATTTTCAAAAAAGAAATATTGAATACGATTATATTATAGATAATGCTGTAATTGGTAGTAAATCCCCCGCTGTAATTTTGAGAGCAAATGCTATAATAAATAATAAAGATTTTCTAAAAGGTAATTATCCAAAAAATAAAAATATTATTATTTATGATTCAAAAAAACATTATTATATATCTCATCGCATTGAAAAAGAGTTTTTTAAAAACATTCCAAATGTATATTATTTAACTCCTCTATGTAAATCTAAAAATTATTTCATACCATCTATATTGCCTGAGATAAATAAAAAAACTTCTGAAAAACTAATTTGTGCTGTTCAGGGAAATTTATGGATAAAATCAAGAAATTTTAAAAGTTTAATTCCCTTATTAGAAACATATGATAATTTTTATATCAAATTAATTGGAAGAGGATCCATGCCAGAATGTTTAACAAATTATAAAAAACGTATTATAATGTGTAATAATTTAGAATGGAATGATTATCATAAAGCGTTTGAAGATGTATATTGTATTTTACCTTTAATAGATGATAATTTTACACATAATTACTTTACTACATCTTTAACTTCATCTATAAGTTATGCTGAGGGATATAATTTGAAATGTTTTTATTATAAAAAATTACATGACATTTATAAAATAGAGAATAGTATTGTCTATGATTCTAACAATATGGTTGAACAATTTCAAAAAGTGATTGATAGTTTTGACAACAAAAAAAATATGGTTATTTTGATGAATTGTCACGGACTACATATTAAAAATATATTAAAAAAATCTTTCTTGAATTTAGATTATAATATTTCCCATATATCTTATGTTAATAAAATTAAAAATCCAATATTTAATGAATCCGAATTAAATTTAATAAAAAAAGCAGATGTAGTACTTATACAATATATTAAAAAAGATAGAGGTTGTATAAATCACAATTATATTATAAAAAATTTAATCAATAAAAAAGCAAAATATTTTATTTGCCCCCATTATAGATTTTCTGGTTATTTATATGATGATATGGAAAGTTTAATTAAACCAACTATAAAATCTAAATCTGAAATAGATATATTAAAAGAATCTATGAAATTTGATAAAAAAAAAGTATTAGATTTTTTAAATAGTGAATTAGAACATTTAAAAGAATTAGATGCATTAGGAGATTTTATCTTATATGATTTTGTTAAAAATAATTATAAATATAATAAAGTTTTTGAAAACAGAGGTCATCCTAATATTATATTCTTTTATGAATTAGTGAATCAAATATTAAAAAAACTAAACTATAAAAGTTATGTTCAACCACCATTAAATAATGAAAGGTTGGGAGATGAAACATTGATTTTTGACGATTTAAAAAATATATTGAAATTAGAATTTGATACAACTATAAAATCAAAAAATATATATATACCCTATTTACAAAAAATTACGAATTTCCCAATTATTAGTTATTGTAATCGCTACTCTTTTTCAAAAAGAAATATATTAAATTTTAATAAAATAAATTATAATTCAAAAGAATTTTACGGTTATTATGGTAATGGAACTTCTAAACGTGATGGACTATATTTTCTTTCTAATTTTAAAAATGAAAATAAGAATATAGTCTTTATATTTCACGGAGCAGTAAGTTCAAATGGTATAATTGACCCATATTCAAATTTAAAATATTTTAAAAAAGAAAGAATAATTTTTAGAGGATATAATTTTGATATAGATAATACAGATATTATATGTATAAGTGATTATTTAATTAATAAATATGATGAATATGTTGTAGGATATTATCAATCTACAAATAAATATAATTGTGATTTTCTTTATTCTGAATTAATAAAAAATATATTAAGTCATAAAAAATATCATAATATTATATTTACAGGTACTTCAGCGGGAAGTTTTCCATCTATTAAATATGCTTCTAAGTTTGAAGGTATTGCATTAATATCAAATCCACAATTATATCTTATTGATGGTAAAATGAACAACTATCAAAAAGCATTAAGAGAATTTTATAATTTTTCACAAGTTATTTTAAATAATAATGATAAAGTTTTATATAATGATAATGATATAGAAAATATAATATTAAAAAGTAATGCTCAAAAAATTATTATACACGCAAATGATGAAGATAATACAACTAACATGGATATAGATAAATTAGAATTATTTATATCGAATAATAGATTAAATGATAAAATAGATATTATTCATTTTAAAAAAAAAGGAACTCCAACTTGTCATCCACATAATTTTATGTGGTCAGAAGATAATACTAAAAATAAACACTTATTATTTTTAAAAAAAATATTATTAGATTAAATATTAATAATATTATATATAATGGAAAAAAATAACACGCTCACATTTACATCAATATTTTATGAAAATGTAAATTCAAAAGAAGCAATTATAAGGCAAATTAAAAGTTTTAAATATTACAAAAGTAATTTCAACATTGACTTTATTATAGTTTATAATGAATTAGAAGAATTGAATGCTGATTTCAAAAATGTAATTATGAATAATAAACCAGATAATATAAACAGCATAAAAATTTTAAACCGAAATGACATTTATAAAGAAAATAATTGTGATACACTAAAGTTTTGGAAAAACGATTATGGTTATTTTCATCAAGAAATAATTAAATTATTAATATTTAAATTTGTTACAACAGAATATTATATTCAATTGGATGATAAGAACTTTTTTATTAATGAAACAAACGATGATCATTTCTTTAAAAAATATAAACCAATTATTTACACAAAAGATGTATCCGATAAACTCATGGACAAATATTATTTAAATTCGTTGGTAATATTTAATTGTAATAAACCAGAAAATATAGAATATTGTAGTATAACTCCTTTTATATTCGTAACTCAATATGTTAAAGAATTAATACAATTTTTTCTTAATAAAGATGGTAATTTAAAAGATTTGTTTAATAAAATACAATACTATAAAATTACAGAATTTACAATATATCAAGCATTTATAATTAAAAGAAATTACATTATGAATTATGAACCTTATAAATTTACAGAAAAAAATCTAAATATTTGGGATGTAACAGATAATTTAAATTTACTTTTATTGAAAGTAAAATATAATATGATTGGTTTAAAATTTAAAGTGATAGAATATATAAAAAATAATGAAAAATTAAATAATGAATTCAATTCGATAACAAAAAAATATAAATCTCTAGATTTTGTGCATATACCAAAAACATCTGGAACTTCATTAACTTCTAGTAAATATATTATATGGAAAGGATATAAGGTATGTTCTTCTATAATGGCAAAGAAGTATGGAAAGGCGTTATATAATTTCAGTTTTAAAATTCCAATTATTTCTATAATTAGAAATCCATTTGACTTATTAGTATCGTATTATCATCATACAAATTCCATTAAAGATAATGGATGGGGTAATTGTAATGAAATACATAAATTTAAATCATTCAAAGAATTTATTACTTCATATTGTGATCCTAAGTTTGAATGGCATTACCAAATATTTAAAGATAATTTATTTGCGCAATTGTTTGACGATGATAATAGAATAGTACCCAATTATATAATTAGATTTGAATATCGAAATGAAGGAATACAATTTTTGAATAAATATGTTTTAGATGAAGGATGTAATATTGATATGACCTTGAAAAAAATGTGTTCGAAACATAAAAATTATAAAACATATTATGACGATGAAATGATTAAATTATTAAATTATAAATTAAAAGATACATTAAAACAGTTTAAATATGATTTTAATGGACCTACAGATGATAGTCCGTTTTTATTTCTATAATTTTTAATCTTATGTCTCTTTTAACATTCAATATGATTGGTTTTAAATTTAGAGTGATAGAACATATAAAAAATAATGAAAAATTAAATAATGAATTCAATTTAATTTTTACAAAAAAAATAATGGTTTATTTGAAGTTAGAAAGGGTTAATACATATGCGCAGGAGAAATTAATAGTTATTATTGGATTTTATTATAATTTATATTAATAAAATCTATTCAATAATTGTAATATTAATTTTAATTTTAGTTAAAATAAAATAATATATTATTCATATATTGATATTTCATTTTGAAAATTATTCTTAATTTTTGAAAATTCTATTTCTTTCTCAAAAAGGAATTTTTTACTTGGCCTATTAAATAAATCAATATATTTAAATTTTCTAACAGGCCATCTATTATAAGTTTTTTCAATAACTTTATCATTTATAATAATAAAATTTAATTTATTTCGTAAATATTCAATATTATTAATTTTTTCAAAGTTCATAATTATTATTTTACCATTAAAATATTTACTAATTGTTTTTATTTTTATTATAAGGTGGTCTAAATATTTTTTTTTTTGCTGTATAAAATTATAAAATAAATCTTTATCTATATTTAAATTATTTACAGATAATACTTCCTTATCTCTTTTTGAATTAAATTGTCCTAAATTATAAATATGTTTATATTTAAAATTAAAATATCGTGATATAATACTATCAAACGTACTATTATACGGAATAATTGAAAACTGTTTTACCAGATAATGATATACTTTTACTAATTATTGAATCAATAAAACTAGATCCTTCGCCACCTTCATATATTTGTATGACATTCATTATATATAAAATAAATAATATTTTTTTATAAAAATAACAATAAATAATATATTTATATATTAATTAAATTAATTGGAATATTATCATATTTTTTTATTTTTATGCTGTTTTTTGTAAAATAATTTAAATTATTATTTATTGGTTTGGTATGAATATTACAGTAATTAAAAAAATCACTTGCATATATTGTAAAATTATTATTTTTTGCTTGTTCTATAAAATCACTATCTTCGCCCGTATTACTTTGTTTGAATTTATATTTTTCATACATACTTTTTTTAAAGAATAAACTGCCTCCACAAATATAATTCAATTTATTTGCCTGATAAGTATAATTTTCATAATTAATTTTATAATTTTTTATCCATAGATTTTTTGTTTTTAATTCATAAACCATATGAGCACATTTTCCTACTAAATCAGCATTAGAAATAATCATACTATAATACATATCTTGTAAGTAATTTTCTCCATAATAATCGTTATTATCAAAATTACTTATAATATTCCCATCTGATAAATTGATTGCTTTATTTAAGCAATACCCCAATGTTTCTTTTTCATCTATTTGCTTAATTATAATATTAGAATTTTTATTATTATTAATTATGTTTTGTATATTACTATTCATATCTAAATTAAAAACAATTATTAATTCTTTATTACTATATTTTTGTCTGTTATAATTTTGTAAAATAATAGAATAATTATTTATTCTATTTGTCGAACATATTACAGAAATTTTGTTTGTTTTTTCAAAAGGATTCTTAAAATTTTTAATATTTATTTTATTAAATATTTCTGAAAAATGTATATAACTATTATAGTTTTCAATTACATTTCTCCAGCCTATTTGTTTCTTTATTTGATTTAATAATATATCTTCGTTGTTATCGTATTTTAATTTATCTTCCAATTTATAAATACTATTTTCAAAATTTTTATAAACTCCTTGTGAATAATCTGTTACTAAACTATTTTTCATAATAGATGCTTCTATAACTCTACGAGAAAACATAGTATCTGAATCTTTTACTGTATTTAAATTTCCGCACCAATTTATATTAAGATGAATATTTATTAAACTAATATGGCTAATTGATTCATGTATATATTTATTATATTTAGATTTAAACATATTAAGTGTAAATTGGTTATTATAAAATTCTTTACGTTTCTTTTTATCCAAAAATCGATCAAATAAAATAAATTCTTTATTTTTTAATTTTTCCAATAAAATATCTGTATTATTTTTTCTTTCGTTTGATAAATTATATGTGTAACTACCAGCAAAAAAACTATTATTATTATCATTCGTTCTCCCAATATTATTAATAGTAAATGGATCTATTGTGAATGGCATAACAAATACTTTTGAATTAGTTATTTTTTTATATTTATCTATACAATTAATATCACTTGTTATTATTATATCAAAATGTTTTGCAGTTTCAATAAATTTATCAAAATTAACAGGATCTTCTTTGTTGTAAAATATAGTCGGAATTTTTAATTTATTACATTGTTTTATAATATTATTAATTTCATTTGTTAATACATAATTACTTATTTTAAATTTCCATTTACTATAATTTCCATTCCAACAACTTTCACAAAAAAAGAAATCATATTTCTTTTTTATTACTTGATGTAAATTTAATAATTCAATATTAAAAATATTTTTATAAGTATTGTATAAAAATTCATCAAATATTCCTATTATATCAAGTTTATTATTAATATTTAATTTTATCTTCGGTTTAGAATAACCATATATAAAATTTTTAATTACAATATTTTTTTTTTTTAATATCATATTAAGATCATATAATCCATAATCATTTAAAATATTTATTATATTATTATTGATAGATATTTCACTCATTTCATTAAAATAATTTTTATTTCTATCACTATGAAATATTTTATCTGAATGTCTAATATGGATATGATATTCTAATAAATTTAACAGTTTTACTTTATTATATTTTAAAAAGTGTGTATCTTCTCCAACACTTATTAATTTAAAAGATTTAATTTTGTATTTATCAAACCCTAATAAACTACCATACCCTAGATTATTTTCTTTAATAAATAATCTATTATTTTCTGGACAATATACATATTTTTTTGATGATGAAATAACAGAATTATTATACAAATGTGGTATACATTTATTAATTAATCCTGATAAATATATATCATCATCGTCTATTTTAAATACAAATCTTGTATTACTTTTAAAAATTAAGTTATTTAAACATTCTCCTAATGACTTATCATATTCTATAATTTCATTTTCTATATTATTATCATTAAAAAATTTCTTATAATATTTGATACATAAATTTTTATTATTTAAGCATATTAATAATTTTATATGATAATTATCTTTACTTAAATTTTTTATATTTTGTAAAATATTCCAATGGAATGATGGACGATTAGTGCAACAAATAATACTAATTTTTTTTTTTGGTATATTAATATTATTTTTTGATATTGATAACCCATACAACTCGTACTCTTTAACTTTTGTACTAATTTCGCCATTATCTCCCCAACCATTTTTACGCCAACATATTCCAATATCACTAGTAGCTATTTCATAACATGAATCTTTGTGACTTAAATTATGTTTAAATGTAATACCTTTTACTCCATTTCTAATAAAATAATTTATCTTATTTTTAAAAATATCATTACCATGAATTTTTCCATACACAATTTTTAAAACAACTTCAGGTCTTTCCAAATGAATATTTTGGAATTCATATATTATTTCCAAAATATTTTCTTCATCTCTTAATGTTCCACAATAGATTAAACGTATTTGATTATCATATCTTTTAGGTAAATTAAATTTATAATTATAACATAAAGGTTCAATTATATTTATTTTGTTATTATCAAATCCATTTTTTATATATAAATCCTTTAATTTATTACTTTGAGTTATTATAGATTTGTATTGATTATTTAAATTTTTTAAATATGGTAAATGTATATCCAACCCATAGAAAATAGTTTTATTTAAGTAAGGTTTATTTTTAAAATTATTAATTATATTATGATTTCTTATAAATAATATATCTGCTTTGTAACTTAAATTATCAATTAAATTAATTATACCCTTATTAGTTGGCACTTTATATAATTGATAATTATTAAATTGTAAATTCTTTTCAAAATTATGAGTTGAATATTGTGTAATTAGTAATATTTTATTATTATTTTTCATTAAATAATTCATATAATTAGAAATCATTATTGTATCACCAGCCGTAACATCTAAATTACTGTGTGAATTAATTAATATAGTTGAATTAACTATATTTAATAAATAATGATCATTATTTATTAAGCTATGACATTTTTTAATCCAATTGATAACATCCATAACATTTTTCCATTTTAAACCATATCTACTATGATTATGAACAACAGGTATTCCCATTGCATCCATTTCTTGTACCATATTGGCATTCCCATCATGTGGTGTTAATCTTAATCCAATAAAGCATTGTTTATATACATCTGGCATTCTTTCATAAGGTAAATTTAGATCACTACTATGAATATATTTAAATTGTGGTAAATGTTTCTTAACTAAATCAAATGATAATTTACCATAAATCCTAGCATTATCATCTTTCTTTCTTATACCATCATAAATAAATATCTTATCTCCCTTTTCCATAACAGGTGTAAATAATGTTTTATCTACTAAATTAAAATATACCAATCTACTAAATTTACTTTCATTCTTTAATCTGTTTTTTATATCAGGTGATATTGCTAAGTAATTTTGAGCATTAATCATTCTATAATTACCTACATCACTACCACCAAACATAACATATTTTTTACCCTTATGTGAATTAATAACTTGATAATCTTTATTTACATAAACTCCAAAAAATATACAAGGTTCATTGATATTATGATATTCTCTTAAATTAAATGTTTTTAAAATTCTATTTTTTAGATGGATCAATGAATTTGAAACATATATTTGTTTTATGTTTTTATGTTTTATGAATTCTTCAAATGGATATTCAATTTGTTCACCTTGAGTTCCAAATTTATTATTATGTAATGTTTGTGTTAATGTAATTGGTAATTTTAATCTATTAAATTTATATTTGTGTAATAAATTATTTAAAAAATGGTAATCACCACATCTAATATGTGGCCATCTCGATATATTTTTCACTTTGCTATGAAAACAAAATCCGTTAGCATCTACTTGTCCTAAATTTATATTATTTATATTAGGTGGTATTACTATCTTACCAGCAATATTAACTTGCCAGAATAATATATCATTTTCATTATTTAATTTACTATTTATTATTGTTAAAGCTTGTCCTGTTGAAAATTTATCATCATCATCCAAAAACATAATCCAACCATCTTTAACCTTATCCATCAAAACATTACAATATAAATTATACTTATGACTAGCATTACTTTCAATTTCAATATAAAAATATTCAATTTTATCTTCATAGTCTTTCAAGTAATCTAAACATCTTTCATCATCGTAACAGCAAATTATTCTATAGTTCTTATATTGTTGGTCTAAAATTGATTTTATACATTGTCTAAAAAATGTAGGACGATATGTAGTTCTTATTAAAATATTAATTAATTTTTCATCATCTGCTTTTTGAGTTAACCTATTTTTATCATCAATTAAATGATTAGTATAAACTTCTAAATCAGTTTTATTCTTCATATCTGGATTCAGTTGTTTATAAATTGTTGGATTAAAGTTATTAAAATTTTTATTATATCCTATATTTTTATTAAATTTTTTAAAATTTTCTTGTAAAGAAAAAAGATTTGGTTTTCTCCATGGTTTATTAATTTCAATTTTATTTAAATTATTATATTTTTGTTTATAAAATCTAGGATCTGATTTTAATCTAGGGTCTGATTTTAATCTATGTTTATTTGTATTTTGATATGATGACATTTATAATACAAATATATATTAAATATTTTTTACAATTACGAATTAGTATTTTATTATTATTATAAATAAAACTATTTAATGATAGACAATTATTATTAATTTTTTCATTTAATTTTTTTTCTTTTTTATCTAATTCTATCAAATTAATTTCATTTTTTAATTTAATATCATTTTCTTTTTTTATAAAATTATTTTCATTTTTTAATTTAATATCATTTTCTTTTTTTATAAAATTATTTTCTTTATTTCTTAACTCCTGCTCCCTTCTTTCCATCATACTGTCTTTATTTCTTAATTCCTGTTCCCTTCTTTCCATCATACTGTCTTTATTTCTTAATTCCTGTTCCCTTCTTTCTATCTGACTGTCTTTATTTCTTAACTCCTGTTCCCTTCTTTCTATCTGACTTTCTTTATTTCTTAATTTCTGCTCCCTTCTTTCCATCTGACTTTCTTTATTTCTTAAGTCCTGATCCCTTCTTTCTATCTGACTTTCTTTATTTCTTAACTCTTGCACCCTTCTTTCCATCATACTGTCTTTATTTCTTAAGTCCTGCTCCCTTCTTTCTATCTGACTTTCTTTATTTCTTAACTCTTGCACCCTTCTTTCCATCATACTGTCTTTATTTCTTAACTCTTGCCCCCTTCTTTGACTTTCTTTATTTCTTAATTTCGATATATTTTTATTTGTATTAATAGCGGATTTATATATTCTTTTAGGATTACTAATAATTTTATTATGCATAAGAGTATTATTTCTATTTTGAGAATAAGTAGACATATATTATATTAAAAATAATATATAATCTACTATTACGAATTAATATTTTTATATTATTATTCATAAATTCATTTAACATCATTTGATTTTTTAATTTATTTTCTTCTAATAATTTATCTTTATCATTAAATTTATTTTTTAATATTTCTTCTTCTTTTAATATATCTTTTTTTGATTTATGTTCCTTTTCTTCTAAATTTAATAATTTATTTTCAAATTCATTTTTTATTTTATCTAATTTAATTGCTTTATCTTTATTATCTCTTTCTACTTGTTGATAGTTTTTAATTTGTTCTTGTAGTTGTTGATTAGCTCTTTCTACTTGTTGATAGTTTTTAATTTGTTCTTGTAGTTGTTGATTAGCTCTTTCTATTTGTTGATAGTTTTTAATTTGTTTTTGTAGTTGTTGATTAGCTCTTTCTACTTGTTGATAGTTTTTAATTTGTTCTTGTAGTTGTTGATTATCTCTTTCTACTTGTTGATAGTTTTTAATTTGTTCTTGTAGTTGTTGATTATCTCTTTCTACTTGTTGATAGTTTTTAATTTGTTTTTGTAGTTGTTGATTATCTCTTTCTACTTGTTGATAGTTTTTAATTTGTTTTTGTAGTTGTTGATTAGCTCTTTCTATTTGTTGATAGTTTTTAATTTGTTCTTGTAGTTGTTGATTAGCTCTTTCTACTTGTTCAATAGTTAATTTTTTGTTAAAAGAAGGTTTATTATTAAGTTTATTATTAAGTTTATTCTTAAATACATGATGATTTCTATTAGATGATCCCCAAGCAGACATTTATAATAATATAAAAAACAAAAAAATAATATATTATACGATATAATGTGTGGAATTATTGGTTTTTTGGGAAATGACAATTGTTTTGATTATATATTTAATGGATTATATCAATTACAAAATAGAGGATATGATTCAGCTGGGATTATGTCTATACAAGATAATGAATTTTTTATAAAGAAATTAGTATTAAATAATAACAAAAATGGTATTAATGAATTTAAAAAATATAAAAGTGAATTTAATTCCAATATTGGTATTGGTCATACCAGATGGGCTACTCACGGAATTATCAATGAAGTTAATACACACCCACACTTAAATAATAAAGGAGATATTGCCATAGTTCATAATGGGGTAATAGATAACTATTTAGAATTAAAGAAATATTTAAAAGATTACCAATTTAAATCAGATACTGATACAGAAGTAATAGCTAATTTATTAGATATAAATAAAAATGATTCTAATACAAAAAGAATACAAAAAACTATTAATATGTTGGAAGGAACATTTGCTTTAATTATTTCATTTTTAGATGAACCAAACACTCTATATATAACTAAGAGAGGTAGTCCAATGTTATTAAGTTATAATGATAATATGGCATTAATTACATCAGAAGAAAGTGGTTTTAATGGTCTAGTAAAAAATTATATTAGATTAGATAATAATGATATTTATAAAATAGAAGAAAAAGATAAAATAATTATTAGTAATAATTCAGATAAAGAATTTAAATTTATAAAAAATAATGATTATAAGAATGATTTATCTTTTAAACCTTATAATAACTGGACTGAAAAAGAAATTTTTAAACAAGGTGAAAGTATTTTTAAATGCTTAAATAATGGAAGTAGAATATTTAATGAAGAAGAAGTTATTTTAGGTGGTTTAAATGAATACAAGGAAAAATTAATAGGAATTAATAATTTAATTATGTTAGGGTGTGGGTCATCTTATTATGCATCATTACTAGGTAAATTTTATTTTAAAGATTTAACTAATTTGAATATAATTTTACCTATGAATGCTTGTGAATTTGAATTAGATGATATACCAAAATTAGGTAAAACTGCTATTTTATTCATATCACAATCAGGTGAAACAAGAGATTTATATAAAATTCTAGAACAAGTTAAAAAAATAGATGTGTTAACAATAGGATTAGTTAACACAGTAAATTCAACCATTGCCAATGAAACTGATTGTGGAGTGTATTTAAATATTGGAAAAGAACATGGTGTAGCATCTACTAAATCATTTACAGCACAATCGGTGTTATTAAGTTTAATTGCTATCTTTTTCTCACAAATTCACAAGATAAATCTTTCTATTAGAAGAAATTATATTAAGAATATTTTAAATATAAATAATGATATTCATAATTTACTAAGTAATATAAATGAAGAATGTAAAAGAATTGCTAATATTGTTTATCAAACAGAACATATGTTTGTCATTGGTAAGCAGCAATCAGAAGTTATTGCATTAGAAGGTAGTTTAAAAATAAAAGAAATAACATATTTACATGCTGAAGGATATTCGGCTAGTATGTTAAAACATGGTCCGTTCAGTTTATTATCTAAAGATACATTTGTTATTATGGTAATTCCCGATGATGAATATTATTCTAAATCATATAGTGTTTTAGAACAAATAAAATCAAGACATTCTCCAGTAATCGCAATTACTAATAGACATATTGATAAGGCTGATTATAATATTATAATACCTAAATCATTAAAATTACAAGGTATTCTTAATATTATACCATTACAATTAATATCTTATTATATATCGATTTTAAGGGGATTGAATCCAGATTTTCCTAGAAATCTTGCCAAAGTCGTAACTGTTGAATAAACTAGAAATATTTGGACATTTGAATATTTTTATTTTCGAATCCACATTTTAAATAAAATTTACATAATTCTTCTTTACAATCTAGAATAACTTTATAACATTTATTTTCTAAGGCAATTTCATTTAATTTAGAAATAAGTATTTTACCATATCCTTTACTTCTATATTGTGGTCTAATAAAAATATCTTCAATGTGCCCTACATAACTAAAATTATGAATCATTTTTCGTTCTATTATTAAAGTACCACATCCGATAACATATTCACCATGTTTTAAAACATATATTTCTGCCCCCTTTGGAATATCAATAATAAAATCTACAAATTGATTAATATTAATGTCCTCTGATATGTTAAATTCTGTATTAATTTCCCTAGCTAAAAAAGAATGAGAACTATTTATAGGAATAAGATTCATTATATAATAAAATATATTTTAAAAATGAATAATTTAATTAAAAATATATTGAAGTCTCGAAAAGAATACTATGAAAATAAAAATCAGTTTAAAGTATTATATAGATATCGTGAACAAGGTATTCGTCCAATATATAGAGACATGTATAATAAATTAGAAGTAGATGAATATCTAATAATTGATTTAGAATGGCTACAAGAGGTAAATTATCGTACAAATAACTGGTTTAAGTTTTATATTATTCGAAGTAAAAATATTTACTTTAATACTATAAAAAAACTTATAAAAAGTTACTCCTTGATATTTAAATATATTAATATATTACCTTATGATACTAAAATGTTAATCCTTAATAAGATAATTTATCCAGAGAATAGTATAATTTATCACTGTCATATGAAAATAATAAAAAATGAATTTATATATTTAAAGTTTAATATATAATATAAACTATAAAAATGCCTAAGAAAGCTAAGAAAGGTAAGAAAGGTAAAAATGGCGGTGGTAAACATCAAAAAAATAAACCTAAAAAATCCATAGAAATTGACTCTTGGGATCATTATCTTGGATTAGGGGGTGGGGTAGGTCTTATACAACCTCATAAGAAGGGGGGAGGTAAATATGAAATACAACCATTAGGTCAAAATCAATGGTTTCCAACACAGAAACCTAAAAAACTAGGTAGAATAATAGAAAAAGATGAAATTTATGTTATGTTTACAAAGGAATTAAATGTACATAGAATATGTGTAATATTTACACCCGATAGATACTCTGAGTGCCCTGAGGCAGCAGCTATTATAAGGGATTCTAAAGAAAAAAAGGAGAAAGATGTGGACGTGTTGTTTGGAAAAGAAAAACAACCCGATAACTCTTCATCGGATGAAGATTTCCCAATCGATTTTATATAAAAAAAAATGAATAGTAAATTAATACTATAAAAATATAATTTTTAATAATAAGTTTCTTAGTAAAAGATATATTATTTTTATAAAAAAAATGATTTATTCTATTCAATCTTTTATAAAATAATAAAAATGAATTACAACAGAATAGATTTTTTCAATAAGACTAATGGTCTCTTCTATAAAGCGAAAGACGAAATAATTAAAGAGAGTGGTTTATATAGTAAATTATTCATTTCTCTATTAGGTAATACTGGTGTGGAAATATTAGCATTAATGATGATATTTACATTTAGTATATATATATTAAAAAAATTCACCCGTTATCCACTTCTAATAATAATATTATTGATAACTAAAAATATTATTATTAATAACTATCAATATAGCATTATTATAATGTATCTTACCGATATTATTATTTTTATAGTAGGAACACTCTGTTATATCAAGAATCCTTTAAAAACAACTATACTCGATTTAACATTTGGTGATGGTGAATTTATAGATGAATTTATAGATGAATCTGATGATGAATTTACAGAAGATGAATCTACCGAAGCTGGTGCTTATGATAATAATGATACATGGAAATATGATTATTGAAATAATGATATATTCACATCACATGAGAAATAATTAAAAAATGATACATAATAATTTAAGTATGTAATTAATTAAGTACGCTTCTAATTCAATCAACATTACCAATGAATTTGAATGCCAAGTCACTCCCGACGTTATTCTTTTTAATATCTCTTCAGATGTTGAGTTTACCTTCAACATCTGAAGAGACAGATGGGGAAACCTCTGCTAAGAGGAAAACCCCTGCTAATAGGAAAACCCCTGCTAAGAGGAAAACCCCTGCTAATAGGAAAACCCCTGCTAATAGGAAAACCCCTGCTAAGAGCACAATTACTAAGAGGAAAACCCCTGCTAAGAGCACAATTACTAAGAGGAAAACCCCTGATAAGATAAAGACATATAAAGAAATACATGGTTGGGTTAAACCCAACCATCCTTCGATTGGGGATTGTGCATGCCCCGAGAACCACGAAGGAGACTATGTTATGGCACTGTACGAAGGATATCACTACATGGGTACAGTTATCAAGGTCGGGAAAATTAATTGTCATATACAGTGGAATCATGAAGCCCCAGATAACGATGTGAAATTAACAAATTGTTATTTTGCTGGTTCACCAACGAAACTTATAAAAAAAAAATGATTTCAATGAAATAAATTTAATATATTAATAAATAATATTGATAATATGTCTTATAATTGCTTTAAGTGTAATATAAAAGGTCATAGTATGGATAAATGTCCTAATAAAATAAGATTTAAATGTAGAGCATGTGGTTTATATTTAAATACAGAAGAAGATATAGAACTACATTTTTCATATTATTGTCCAGTGAATAAAGATAAAAGGGAAATTAGATTTGAATGTACATTTTGTGGTAAATTATGTAATACTAATGAAAATTTAAAAAAACATATGTCAATATGTTTAATATGAATATAATATAAATTTATTTAAAATACCCTATACCCATGTCCATTATTTCGATTGGTCCATATATTTATATAAAATAGTATTATTTTTTATTATATATGGATTATCAAATGTATCTTTTAATTAATACAACAAATCAGTATACTTATTTAGGCATTACTAATAATTCTAATAGACGATTAAGACAACATAATGGTGAAATTAAAGGAGGTGCTAAATATACAAGAATGAAAAAAGGAGATGGTAATTGGGTTTATCACACTAAAATAGAAGGATTGACTAAAAGTCAAGCTTTATCTATGGAAAGAACTACAAAGAATTTTAGAAAATACGCAAAGGGAACAACACCATTAGAAAAAAGATTAGATGCTATTAATAAAATGAAAAATAAATATCAATATAAAAAGTAATATTTAAAAATATTTATTTGGATATATATGAATACTAAAAGAATTTTTATCTAGTAAATTAATAATCTTATGTTTTCCTAATTTATTATTAATAAATCTATATTGTTTATATTTTAAATAATTTATTTTCTCAATATCATTCTTATATACAATTTCTTTTAACGAACCTTTTAGTAATTTAAAACAACACCCCGGATCGATATGATTATGTATTACAGATTCTGCTTTAGGTAACCATTCGATAATATATACACTATTATTTTTATCTTGATAAACTAAATTCTTGGTATATTTTTTAGTAATATATATAGAACTCAATGGATGTCTTATTAGAGACCTCCAATTTAAAGAGAATTTATTTAATAATGGAATACTCTTGATGCAAAATTTATTCATTATATAATTAAAATTGATACTTTTTAAATAAAGAGTATATTAATGGTATGTTAATCATAAGATGCCTAGACCTTTTGATATAGCATCTTTAGAAGTAGCGCCTAAAAATAAACGTGATAGAGTTAATGGAAAAGCTTACATATATTGTGGTAAAATTTGTATTTGGAAAGGATATTGGTATTGTCAACACGGAAAACGGAAATATGAATGTAAAGAATGTGGAGGTTCTTCGATTTGTGAACACGGAAAACGGAAATATACATGTAAAGAATGTGGAGGTTCTTCAATTTGTGAACATGGGAAAGATAAATATCAATGTAAAGAATGCGGAGGTTCTAGTATTTGTCAACATGGAAAACAGAAATATCGCTGTAAAGAATGCGGAGGTGCTGGTATTTGTCAACACGGGAAACAGAAATCTAAATGTAAAGAATGCAGAGGTTCTCAGATTTGTTTACATCTGAGAGTGAAACATAGATGTAAAGAATGTGGAGGTGCTTCTATTTGTGAACACGGAAAACAGAAATATCATTGTAAAGAATGCGGAGGTGCTGGTATTTGTCAACACGGGAAACAGAGGTACTATTGTAAAGAATGTGGAGGTTCTGCTATTTGCGAACACGGAAAACAGAAATATTTCTGTAAAGAATGTGGAGGTTCTTCGATTTGTGAACATGGGAAACGGAAATATCGATGTAAAGAATGCGGAGGTGCTGGTATTTGTCAACACGGGAAACAGAAAGAAACATGTAAAGAATGCGGAGGTTCTCAGATTTGTTTACATCTGAGAGTGAAATATACATGTAAAGAATGTAGAGGTGCTGGTATTTGTGAACACGGGAAAAATAAACGATATTGTAAAGAATGTGGAGGTTCTGGTATTTGTGAACATGGAAAACGGAAATATACATGTAAAGAATGTAGAGGTGCTGGTATTTGTGAACACGGGAAAAATAAACGATATTGTAAAGAATGTGGACCTATCAAGCGAAAAACATCTGACCTTGAGGTCATTGCGGTCGTTAAGGGCAATTTGCCTATCAAACGACCTAAAATTAAAAAGGAAAAAAATGTTCCA